CGTATTGCCTTCCGCGACAGCAATGGCCGATATCGAGTGTCTGTCGTCACCTTTAATGGCCTGAAGCGCCATCTTGGAATCGACCATGTTGCCGGGAAACCCACGCGACTTGCGGACCAGATCCTGAAGATTGGCCCACATACGCTTTCGGATCATCTTCGCTGTCGTCGAGGTCAGGACAACGGTGGACTTGGAAGGAGTGGCCAACCACCAGACGGTAGCGAAAAGAGTCGCTCCGAACGTCTTGCCGGACGCGCCGCATCCAGCCCAGCCGACATAATCGTGTTCGCAGAGACTTTCGACCTGAGCTTCCAGCCACGGATTCCAGCTCAACTTCGGCCAGAGCATCTTTGTGGCGTTCTGAAAATGCTCAAAAGTGCCTAAACCACCCTCGTTTGGCTGGAGTCGATTTCGGAATGCGTAAAGTTCCAGTTCTAGGTCTGGAATCTTGACGGGTGAACGTATCCCGTACTTATGCTGAATCAGTGGATGCTCGGACGCTTGCTCTGCCATAGTTTGGCCTTGCAATAGTTCACTCTGGACTTGACCGTCTGGCAAAGGAAAAATATGCCGTCGCAACTTGTTTCTTCATCCGGCTGTTGCCAGCCTTGCGACTCCGAGCCGGTTGTCGTGAATATCCCCGGCCCTCAAGGTCCGGCTGGAACCAACGGCACGAATGGCACGAACGGAATCAATTCGTTCACCTACACGACCGCGCCTTTCTTCGTTCCTGCGCTTGGTTCGAGCGTCTACGTTTACGTCGATAACACCGATTTCCTGCCCGAATCAGTCGCTGGCCAGTTCTTCGTATCGGTTCAGGGTCTTGGGTACATGCAGGTTACGTCGGTTGACGGTCTGCGCCTGACGCTCCAAAACCCCGCTGCTGGCGTCCTGGGAATCGCCAACGCTGTTCCGACTACGCTGATTCCGACTGGTTCGCTTATCACGCTTGCCGGTGCGATTGGGGCGACTGGCGCTCCCGGCGTATCTGGTGGCGCTCCGGTTGGAGCGACGTACATTTGCCGCACTTCGGATGCGACTCTGACGAGCGAGACTGCTCTTGATTCTCTGTCTGCTGGCTACATCAAGACTCAAGGATCGAGCGGTTTTGGTGCTGTTTCGACGGTTTCCACGATTCCGATTGCTGATGTCACCGGTACAGTTCCGATTGCTCAGGGTGGCACGAACCTGACGACTGCTCCGTTGAACAAGATTCCGGTGGGCGATGGTTCAACCTATCTCCAGAAGGAAATTGTCGGAACGCTTCCGATTGTCGTTACGAACAGCGCGGGAAACATCACGCTGTCGGCTCCGTCGATTGTTCCATTCAGCTACGTCACGTTTACGCGGAGGTTGACCGGCACCAACCGAATTGCGGCTGGAACGACCAAGAATCCGTTTAGCCTTGGAGATTTTCCCGCTGGATCTTGGACAAACATAGACACGTCTTCTGGCTTTGTCGCTGCGACTGGCCGGTTTGTGGTTCCAAATACTGGGTATTACAAAATTGAAGGACTGTTCAATCTGCTGGCGGACACAAATACGGCTCAGGCCGTCGTTTTCTTGAGGAAGCTGGGGTCGAACATTTTTCAGAGTCTTCCATTTAATGTCAGCGCATCCGCCGCGCAGGCGTTACCGCCTGTTTCGTTTTCTTACGTCGATCAGGCTGCATCTGTTGGCGATTATTACGATATCTTGATTCAGATAACGTCGCACGATGTAGATGTTCAAACCGGCTCCTCGTTCTCTGTTCAGCGGATTCAGGCCTAAACCATGAGCGAACGCGCACCACGGAGGTACACGGACGGATCTGTCACCTTTGAGGGTGGCATTGACTCCGGTGTGATGCCGTCGGAAGTGGACAAGAATCAGGTGGCGTTCGCGGTCAATGCCAGCTTCCGTCAAAGCTACGTCTCTCCTCGCCCCGGTTTCGTTCAGAAAGATTACGATCTGTGCGTCACCATCACGGCTGACAACGATCAGATTACCGCTGATCAGACGAACGTAACGGCGGATGGCTGGTCGGAAGAATGCTACGGCCCTCAGTCGCTGACTGGCACGTTCCAGTGTGCGCTGCCGTACATCGCCGACGATGGACGCACGTTCATCCTGATGCTGATCAGCGGTAACGTCTGGCTGTACGACACGGAGCAGAACAAAGCTCAGAACCTGACGGTTTCACCGGATCTGGAGAACCCGTCGAACCTGCTTGATGGCTGGATGGTTCAGGCTGAGAACTTCGTCGTCATTCAGGATGGGTTCAGCAAGCCGCTGATCTTCAACGGCACTAATCTGCGCCGTGCGACGGATGACGAAATCAAGTGCGGTAAAATGATGGCCTACGTCAATGGCCGCATCTGGTACGCGCTTCCGAATGGGTTTTCTTTCCGTGCGACTGACATCGTTTATGGAGATGGAACGCGAGCCAGTGTTCTCAAAGAAACCGAGAACACCTTCCTCAATGAAGGCGGAGACTTCGCGGTTCCGTCGGACTCAGGCGGCATCACGGCGATGGCCGTCCCCGGCGATCCTGATACCTCGCTCGGCCAAGGTCCGCTCCTAGTCTTCACTCCGCGATACGTCTTCTCCGTACAGGCTCCGGTCAATCGGGATACTTGGAAGAACCTCACCTACCCGATCCAAGCGATCAGCCTTCTCACCTCCGGTGCGTTGGGAGCGCGTTCAGCCATTACTGTCAATGGCGACGTCTTCTACCGCGCTGTCGATGGCATCCGCTCGTTCATCATCGCTCGACGCTCATTCACCGATTGGGGCAATACACCCATCAGCGGTGAGATCGTCAACATCGTCGAGAACGATCAAACCAATCTTTTGTGGTCAGGTTCCGCAGTCGTGTTCGACAACCGTCTGCTGATGACCACGCAGCCTGTCTATGACAACGATGGTGTTTATCATCGCGCTCTTGGTGTTCTCGATTTTGATCTCATCACCTCGATGCGGAAGAAAATGCCGCCCTCCTGGGCCGGGATTTGGACAGGACTGAAAATCCTTCAAATCGTTAAAACCGAGAATATTTACGGTGATCAGTGCTGGATCTTTGCTCGTGGCGAGAACGGAAACATTCAGCTCTGGGAAGTCACGAAGTCCGGCAAGTTCGATGTCAACCTGTCCGAGTCGAAGGAGATCCAGTGGTTGTTCCAGACTCGCGCATACAATTTCGAGATTCCGTTCGGTTTGAAGCGTCTCGATAGCGGAGACATCTTCATCGATCAGCTTGAGGGCGACGTCTCGTTTGAGGCGAAGTACAAGCCGGACCAATACCCCGGTTGGATCGAGTGGGCCGAATGGTCGGAGTGCGCTCGCGTAAACCTTTGCGGGTTCCCGTCGTCTTGTTTGCCGATCACCAATTATCAGCCGCAGTACAGGCCGAAGATGCGCTTGCCTACGCCGTCTGATACTGTGTGCAATTCGACCATCAGCACTCCGACACGGAATCTTTTCGAGGTTCAGATGCAGCTTTTGGTTACTGGCTATTGCCGCATCAAGAGTGTGCGAGTCCACGCTTACGATGTTCAGGAGCAGGTGGTTGGCGATTGCAGATCCGTCAGTGTTCCCTGCTCCATCTTGGAATCGTGTGACCTGAATATGTTCTTCTACTCATCGGAATAGTATGCCAAACCTAACTCTCATTCAGCTTACGCCGCCGAATTTCCCGCTGAACTATTGTCCGGCGAATTATCAGGCGTTCGCCAACGACATCATCAGCGGCACACAGGCGACCTTCCTTTCTTCGATTGGAAACTCGTTCTTCAACTTTGGATCGACTGTTCCATCGTTGAACAATCAGGTTTATCCGTGGCTCGATGCCGATGGAAACTGGTGGGTGTATCAGGGTGGATTCTGGGCGCGAAAGCATCCGGTTGATGCTAACGGAGATGAACGTCGTATTTACATCGGAACCACAACCAACCTGCTGTCATACGATGGCGGAGACGGAACTCCTTATGCTGGAAACATCTATGCCGGGGCGATGTGGGAAGTGGACACTAACTTTGCGGCGCGGTTTCCTGTTGGAGTTGGGACTTTTGCCGCAAGCGGTGCTGTTGCGGTACAGGGAACGACTACCTCTACAGCGGTTGCTGGCGAAGATCAGCACACTCTGAATGTTTCTGAGATCCCTTCTCACAACCATCAGACCATCGATCAGTATTACAACCTGACCCAGCGCGGATCTGCTGACACCAAGGCGTTCAGCCCAGATAATCGTGGCGAGGGAACCGCGAACATTCTTGCTACGACAACCGCTGGTGGTGGTGCCGCCCACAACAATCTGCCTCCGTTCTACGGCGTTTACTTCATCAAGCGGACGGCCCGAGTCTATTACACCAAATGAAGCTGATCGTTGCTGATATCCAGTCGTTGATCGCTCGGGTTATCGGGGTCTGCTCCGATGATCCCCGCGTCTACGAGTACATCAACCAAGCCTGTCGGCGTCTGCTTCACAAGGGACTGTGGGCCGGTGCTTACGGTCGATTCACCATCCATCCCACCAGTGGGTGCATCACTTGGCCCCGTCAGATCGAGACCATTGAAGCAGTGGCCGACTGTTGCGCTGTCGGTACTGTTCGCAATCAATGGTTCGAGTTTCAGGAGACCGGATTCGGACTCGTCAATGGCGGCGGACAAGTCTGTCTCGGGAACCAACTTCTTGATCGAGGAACGGTCGTTTCCTACCGCGACATGAGCGGTGGAACCAACAGCTACATCCGCGTTTACCCTGGTGACGCGAGCGATGTCGGCAAGACGATCACATTGCAGGGTGTCGATCAAAACGGTCAGTGGATTCGCACTCAAAGCAGTGGCGTTTGGATCGATGGAGAGAAGCTCACTTTGGCCCTCCCATACGTTCAATCGACCAAGAAGTTCACTTCTCTGACCGGAGTCATTCGTCAGACGACCAACACGGTCAGCCGTTTGTACGAGTACGATGCGACAACCCTCGCTGAAACCGATATCGCTGTTTACGATCCCGATGAGACGTTGCCGCAGTATCGTCGGAGCTTCTTGGGCAATCGCTGCAATGCGGACGAGAACAAGCCTGTCACGGTCATGGCCAAGATGCGTCACATCAACGCATCGACTCCGAACGATTACCTGATCCCTCCTTGTGCGGATGCCATCAAATTGATGGTTCAGGCGATTCGTAAGGAAGAGAATGATCTTCTAAACGAGGCTGTTGCGTATGAAGCTAAGGCCGTGCAAGCGGTCCAAGAACAGACGATGCAATACCTCGGTGATGCGGTCGCTACGATCCGTATGGTCGGAGCGGGCCAAAGTGGCGGTGGATTGTATCAGTGGTTCTAAAGGATATTTATGGCATTAGGTGCAGCAATTCTGGGTGCGGCGGGTATCTCCGCTGCTGGAAGTCTGCTCGGTGGTTTGTTCGGCGGAAAGAAGCCGAAGATTCCCGAGTTGAAGCCGATTGATTTTGCCAAGGAACAGCAAGCGGCAATCCGCCAGAATATCGCCGCCATCGAGCCAGCCACGGAGCTTGCTCAGCGGACTACTCAGGC